AAACAAGTCACGCACTTTTGGTATGGCACCAAGAAAGGTTTATCAGCGCAGAGAGTCTTGCCGCCCAACTTCACTAGCCTTTGAGCAACCTAATGAACACGCGGTCTTAGTCGCTTTCAGCCAAAAGTTTGCAGAGATGTATAAGGAATTTGCGCCAGACTTATATGAGAATGATAAAAAAAATCTAGCAGAAGCAGGGCTGGCTGACGAGTGGAGGCTGACTGATGACGCACTGTGGACTAGCGGCGTAATCAATAAATCATCAACCCTTCCTTATCATCGTGACGGCTTTAATTTTGCGACTTGGAGCGCGATGCCTGTGATTAGAAAGCGCATGGACGGCGGATACCTGACCCTTCCGGAATACGATTTCACTTGCTCTTGTCGTGACGGCTGGGTGACTTTTTTTGCTGGATACAAATATGTTCACGGCGTAACGCCAATGACCCCTAAAAGCAAAGATGCGTATCGGTATTCTGTTGTTTATTACGCGCTTAAAGGTATGAAGGATTGTTTTACTTATGCGGTTGAAACAGCGACAGGGAAAGAGAAAAGAACAGAGCGCGAGGAACACATGGCAAAGGCGGTCAAAGAGAAAGCGGAAAACCCGTTTGCGCGCAATTAGTTGGGAGCAATTTGCCGCTTTCCATCAGGAGATGGTAGAAACAAACGAACTAGACCCTGTTTACCCCGTGCTAAAAGACATGGGGCGGCTGTTAAACCTTAGCAAAGAGGATTTGACTTGGTTGGTTCATGTTTATGTTGCTTATTACGACATGGGGAGTGCGTTACACTGCTTTGAGGAAAACCCTCAACCCCGCGTTCCAAGCAATCCGACTTTAAGCAGAATTTGCGCAACAGAACGGCGCGGACATCGTAACCCTTATCGTTTCAAGCCTCATTTTGAGTCATTGGTATCTATTTCAGAAAACAACGGCGGTTTGTATGCTTGGATTACTAAATACTTGACGGGCGACCCTGAACGCTCTTGGAAGGCTATCCAAGCACCATTGGAAGTTATCTACGGCAACGGGCGTTGGGCGGCGTATAAAGTTGCTGAAATGTTACAAAAAGTTATTGACTTGCCTATCCAAGCGCCTGATATGGGTCACGCCAATAGCACTGGCCCTAGAGATGGCTTGGCGTATTTATACTCAGACCTACCGACAGGAAACAAAGCGTTGGACATAGCAACCCTTGACGCTTTATCCCAAGACCTGCTCCAAAAAGTAGCCGCGCAAGGCGCTTCAGCAAAAATAGAGGAAGTAGAAACAAGCCTATGCGGGCTCAAGTCTTTAATCAACGGACATTATTACATTGGAGCAGACATAGACAAGATGCAAGAAAGCCTAGACAAACAGCCCTGCTCGCTCACGCCTATTGCCTATCAAGCCCGCGCAAATGTTTTTCCTCAACGCTATCTCGGAGAACTCAACGGCTGGAACGGGATAGACAAAGAGCGACTCAAGGCGTATAAACAGACAGGAGCGATACTTACACGATAGTATTCAGGCGGAAGGAAGGACAAAATGAACATAATTTACCTAATTGGCGCACCTGGCGCTGGAAAAACAACACTTACAGAAGCATTTACCCGTGATTGGCAAGAAACTGCGCGCCTTGATGACCCTGTTAAGTATCGCAAACACACGACACCTTTAGGCGAAACAATTTCACTCGGTTGGCTTAGACCTAACTTTGGAGGAACAGACACGCTAGGCAACACAGCCATCATTCCGATAGAAAGTTGGCTACCGACCCTGCCAAATTTGATGCCAAATCTGGTCTATCTCTACGGGGAAGGCGACAGACTAGCCAATGCGCGTTTCTTCAATCTTGCCAAATCTATCGGACATCTGTATCTGTTCTACTTAAACACTAGCCCTGAATTAACGGCTCAACGCAGAAGGGAAAGAGCCGCGCTAACAGGAAAAGAACAAAACCCTACTTGGGTCAAAGGTAGGGAAACCAAACACAAGAACCTTGCGCATCAGTTTAACGCTCACGAGATATCAGGAGATTTAACCCCTGAATACGGCGCTCAACTTATGTGGAATGTAATTTTGTCCTAGACTTTAAGACACTATGGCGCGACAAACCCCGAAACCAGAGCAACTCCAAAAGCAATTAGCGGTTCTGGAATTAAGGAAAACAGGAGCAACTTGGCGACAGATAGCGGAAGCAGTCGGATACACGCACGCTTCAGCCGCGCGGAAAGCCTACCTGCGCGCCTATGACCGAACACTTCAAGCGCCAGCCGATGAACTGCGTGACTTAGAACTAGAACGGCTTGACCGATTACAGATGGCTTACTGGAAAGATGCGGTAGAAGGAAATATCAAGGCGGCTGATTATGTATTAAAAGTAATACAAGTCAGAGCAAGAATTACAGGAATTGAAGCCCCAACACGAATACAAGCAGAGGTGGTGACTTATGACGCAACAAGAATTGACGCCGATATTGAAAAAACAATTAGGGAACTTGAAAGAGCAGAAAAAATTATCGTCACCGCAAACCAAATTGAAAGCCGCTCGCTGGCGCTGGAGGAAAGAACAAGCGAGAGCGGAACAATTACCGCCTGACGGGGATTGGCACACTTGGTTGTATTTGGCTGGGCGCGGCGCTGGAAAGACCCGCACGGCCGCAGAGTGGTTGGCCTGGGAAGCGATAAAGACACCCGCTACAAGGTGGGCGATAGTCGCGCCAACTTACTCTGACGCCAGAGATACCTGCGTTGAGGGTGACTCAGGTATCTTAGGTGTTCTAAGAAGGTATGACGCAGTTCTGAATTGGAATAGGTCGCTTGGCGAAATCGTGCTAACCAACGGAAGCATTATCAAGTTATTCAGCGCGGATAAACCTGACCGCCTGCGCGGGCCACAACATCACGGCGCGTGGTGTGATGAGTTAGCGGCTTTCAGATATTCAGATACATGGGACCAATTACAACTTGGCTTGCGTTTAGGAGATAAACCCCGCGTCATAGTCACGACAACCCCAAGACCGACCCCGCTCATACGCTCTCTCGCAGGTAGAAACGACAATTCAGTTGCCTTAACACGCGGCTCTACCTTTGATAACGCAGCAAACTTAGCGCCTTCAGCGCTCTTAGAGTTTGAAGCAAGATATGGAGGCACACGCTTAGGCCGACAGGAACTGTTTGGAGAGATATTAGAGGACACGGAAGGCGCGTTGTGGACTAGAGGACTAATTGACCGCAATAGAGTCTTAAAAGCCCCTCCATTGGCTCGTATAGTGGTTTCTATTGACCCTGCCGTGACTAATACAAAAGACAGCGATGAAACGGGCATAGTGGTTTGCGGTTCTACTAACGATGGACACGGATATGTTCTAGGTGATTACTCTTTCAGAGGTTCTCCCTTAGATTGGGCTAGTAAGGCTGTGTCGGTCTTTGACGAGTGGAAGGCTGACGCGCTGCTCGTTGAAGTGAATCAGGGAGGCGACATGGTCAGCGCGGTCTTAAAACAAATCAGACTCGGTTTGCCTATCAGAGAAGTGCGAGCGCACATTGGAAAGAAACTTAGAGCAGAACCAGTAGCCGCTATGTATGAGCAAGGGCGTATCCATCATGTCGGAGAGTTCGCAAAACTAGAGGACCAAATGACGACTTGGACACCTGACCTTCCAGACTCGCCAGACAGGCTTGACGCGACAGTTCAGGCCTTTGCTGATTTATTACAATCACGCAACATCACGGACTATTTCAACGCACTTGCTAATTTCTGCCCGCAGTGTAATCTCCCTAACCCTAAGTCATCAGCAGTATGTTTTAAGTGCGGAAGCGCTATCATTACGCCAGCCTGAAATATAAGGGGCATAACAAAGGGAGATACACATGGGTCTGCGTGACCGTATCGCAAGAGTATTAGCAACAGGCGACATAGAAAAAGCGCCACGATTACCTTCCGGCGCAGTTGCTTTAACAGAACAGCAAATGCAAGTAGCCGCAGAAGCGATGCGCACTGGTTATGGAAATAGTAATCCACTTCCGCGCGCACCTTATTCTGCTTCAGTTCCCTTTGGTCCAGGCCTTCCTATCACGCCAGGCGCTATCAACCCGTTGCGTCAAGATGGACGACCAGACCCACGCCGCTATGAATATCAAGTTGCTCAGAACATCAATGTCACTGAAACAAGGCTTATCCCGTTCAAGACTTTACGCGCAGCCGCAGACCAGATAGACATTTTACGCCGATGCGTGGAAGTGCTAAAAAGTAAAATCACTGGTTTGGATTGGGATATTACTCTTGCGCAAGATGCTTCAGAGAAAATTGCGTCAGAAGCAGGAGGCGACCATGTTCGCGCTATGGCTAAGGCAAGAGAAAAGTTCACCGATGAAATTACGCGACTAAGAACATTTTGGGAGAACCCCGACAGAAGCAACGGCCTGACTTTCTCGGATTGGTTGATGATTGCTCTGGAGGAAATCCTAGTAATTGACGCTTGGGCTGTTTGGCCTCAATCAACTGTCGGTGGAGATTTATACGGGTTTCAGATTTTAGACGGCTCAACTATTAAACCGCTCTTGGACGACAGAGGTATGCGACCTGCTCCGCCAAATGTAGCGTTCCAACAAATACTTTACGGGTTTCCTCGCGCTGAATTCACTGCTAACGATGATGACCCAAAGGCAGACGGCGAATTCACTTGTGACGATTTAGCGTATATGGTGCGCAACCGCCGTAGCATTTCAACTTACGGATTTAGCCCTGTGGAACGCGCCTTACCTTTAGCAGACATTTATCTGCGCCGCCAACAATGGATAAGAGCGGAATACACTGACGGCGTTCTACCTGAACTTATGTTTGAGTCGCAGGGCGATTGGTCGCCTGACCAGTTATTGGCTTATGAAAACATATTGAATGACCAACTAGCAGGGCAAACAGAACAACGCAAGCGCGCTCGTATTCTCCCGCAAGGATTAAAACCCTCAACATACGAGGGCTATGGCGAAAAGTTCAAAGATACACTTGACGATTATTTAATTACTAGCATCTGCGGACACTTTGGCGTTCAACCTAGCGAAATTGGATTTGCTCCGAAAGGTGGATTGGGCGGCGCTGGATATGAAGAAGGTAGGTCAAGCACTGCTGAAGCGCTAGGAGCGCAACCGCTAGTAAATTGGTTGAGCAAGATGATGACTCACCTTTCCTACACCTATCTTGGTATGCCTCGTGAATTAGAGTTTAGGTTGCTGACTAGCAAGCGCATGGATAATGAAGAAAATGCGCGCAAGGCTCAAATTGAAGTGACGAGCGGCGGAAAGACTATCAACGAGCGCCGGTCTGAAATGGGCTTGCCTCTGTTAGATACACCTCAAGCCGACATGCCGATACTTATTAGCGCGGCAGGTATGTTCTTATTTAGCCCTGACGGAATAATCAATGCGGCTGATGTTGCGAGCGCACCTGCTCTAGCGGGAAGTCAAGCCAAACCGATAGAACCGACAACGCCAGATACAGAGAACGCTGAGCCAGAGCAAGAACCAACAGGCGAAAGTGAAGAGGAAATAACAGCAGAGGTAGCCCGTGAAGTAAAAGCATTTATGAAGTGGGCGCACAAAGGTAAGCGCGCTAGACTTTTTGAGTTCACGCACCTAGAACCTATTGTTGCTGACGCTCTTAACAAATGCGCTTTTGACGGAGATTTAGAAACAGCCAAAGCGCTCGCCAAGGCGTATCTAACATGATTTGGGGCGCTCATGAGGTTGATGGGCGCATAGCGGCTAGAGCGGCGGTCAAACTTCGCGCAGCGCTACGGCAAAGTATTGACGCCAAGCGGCTCTTTCAGTTGTACAGAGAGTCAGACCCGCTCACGACAGATAATGAAGCGCAAGATAATGCTCGCGCGCGCGCATGGGCGATGATAAATATGCTTCCAAATAATCAAGCGGTGATAAACGCGCTGATGTATCTATGGGCTGAAGCGTTTGTATTGGGAGAGGATAGCGCCAATGAAGCGCTAAGACAGGCGCGAGAAGCAAAAAAAGCGCCGGAAACAGGAGTGGATTGGGCTAATTGGAAACCAGGTGACCGCGCCTCAGCCCTACTAATCACACCGCCAAAGGCTTTTCAATCTCTTTTGTCGCGTTCAGGCGTAGCAATACGAGGATTAGACAAGACAGGCTATGACCGCGTGGGAACTGCTTTGAGTCGGTCTATCCGACTTGGCTTGGGAGATACCAACGCGGCAAAACTAATCAATGACGCGATAGGCGACCCTGCCCGCGCTCTAACAATCGCCATAACCGAAACAAACCGCGCTGTTTCTCTCGGTGCTATGAAAACTTATCGTGAGGCTGGCTTAGAAAAAATGGAGTGGGCCGTGAGCGACCCTTGCCCTGAGTGCGCGCAGAACTCTGGTCAGGTCGTAGAGATAGGCGGAACATTTAACTCAGGCGCTCAACAACCTCCAGCGCACCCTAATTGTCGTTGCGCGTTGCTTCCGGTTCTACCGGAATACGAAACAAACGAATTGGGAGTGCGAGATGTAATGACGCCTACAACGGGCGCTGAAACAATGCCATATTCACTCAGACCGACAGAAATGAGGAGCGACTTTGACGACACCTACTCAAGTTTGTCTCCAGATAAAAGAGCGCTAGCAGAGGAACTTTTAGGAGAAGCGTATTCAGAAGTCGCTGAAAAACCTTTACGCATTAACATTAACGAGTCATCTCTGGAAAAAGTTTTAGATGACGGGCGTTTCAAATCTGCTTTTGAAAACCCCCCCGTTTATGGGGAATACATGGAGCGAAGAATGACCATTGAAACTGACTCAATGGGAATACCAAGGGCAGTCAAACCCATTGAGCGCCCTATTTACGGAAGCCTTAGCGGTGACGCAACTATGTACGGCGAAATAGAGGTGACCCTAAAAAAAACGGTCAAAGGTCGCACAACCATGACTCTTGGCGACTCTTTCGCCGAACAAAATCCTGTGTCTATCAAAGATGTGCTTTCAGGAAATGTCACGCGTAACGCTTTGGTTCAAGCCTCACCGACTAATAGCACAGGCAAGTTATACGCTCTAGCGGTTGACGGCGCAGATGTTGACCTGATTTCCAAACAATTCAAACAATCACAAACTTATTGGGAAGCGCAGATACACGGAGGCGTCAAACTTGGCGACATAGCGTTTGTGACCCTACCCG